TATAACAGGGTGGAGGCACGCTGTCAAGAGGCTTTGTCTACCTCATAGAAATCGGCGGCATCGCCTTCACGCTTGTCAAACTTCTGGACGACGACTTCATCCATCAATTCCATAACGTGCTTCTTGAACTCCTCGTCCTTCTCAAGAAGATCAACCCACTTGCTTGGCTGAAATCTCTTTGTATAGCCGTTGTGCTCAAAAGTATACCAAGACCCTGAGACGGTCATAAAGTTTTTAAGAGCCTCAAACCAAGAAGCTTCATCCTGCACGCCAATCTCGTTAGTGCCCCATAAGATACGGAAGGTACAGTTTCTGCCTTGAGTTCCAAAGCGAGACTTCTCCAGCTTTACCTTGACTTCAGACCCAATACGAAATCCGTTTTCGTCTTCAATGTATGCTGCCTTGCTTCTACGACCCGTTAGCCAGATGCGAAGAGAATAGGAGTAGTGCATCGCCTTACCACCGGGGGTAATGTATGGCGTAGTCATCGCGATCTGCCGAGCCATTGGTCCCTGTGGGATATTGGTCTTCAACTGATTGAGCACAAGAAATGTCGCGCGCTTGTCAGCCAGCGGTACAATCAACTTTGACATACCCTTTGCAAGAATACGAGCCTTTGTGGCGACTGATGATTGTGGGTTGAAATCGCCTTCGACATCTGAAACTGATGGGGTGAATGCGAGAGAGTCCCAAATAAATAACATCTTATCGTCAGTCGCCCCAAGGATGTCTTCAATTGTTTCTAACACAAACTCCACTGATGGTGTCTGGACATACATCATAGATTCAAGATCACATCCAGCACGGACTAGAAAGTCTGGGTCAATCGCAGATTCTGAATCAAAGTATACAACTCCAATCCCCATCTTCTGTGCATTTGCTGCAATCTGTGCAGCAAGGAAGGACTTGCCTGTTGCCTCAAGTCCTGCAAGTTCTGTCACCTTTCCAACTGGAATCCCTGCATACTTGCCCTTGCAGATAATAGAATCAAGCCAGCGAGATCCGGTAGGAATCCATAACTTTACTTCTGTTGGGTTGTCTTCACGAAGGTCATGCGCTACATTGCGCTTTGCCTTTTTATTTATCATTGCTCTAAGGTCAGACATAGATACACGCCCAGCCTTAGCTGTTGCTTTAGCCATATAATTCTCCTTGATTTAATTTTTTTTCTTTATTTTTCTTTAATTTTGAGCCGAAGCTCAGTAGTAATTATAACACAGCAAAAGTAAAAGTGCAAACAAAAACCCCCACCTTTTTACGGGTGGGGGCGACTGGAGCGACACGCTTTTACTAGCCAGCCATTAGTTCGTCAAATGCCTTATCAACGCTTGACTTCTTGTCTGTATTGTACTGTGTTGTTTCACGAGAGCGAGACTCCGCAGAACTATCGCCTGATAGCATTGAATCAAGAATAGCTCCGACCTCCTCTGGTGTATGACGTGTAAATAGTGCATCAATATCTGGCATATTCTGTAGCAGACCTGGAATTGCATCCTTATCCTCAAGAAGAGTGCTCGTGTTACGACGCATCTTCATATTTGTCTGTGGGTATGCGCCTGGGCGTGTTGGCTTTGTATAGGTGATAGTAATATCGGTACCGCCTTCGGGGTCAGTAATGTCTCCATACTCTGGGTCAAGAATATAACCGAGAAGGAGTTCGTAAGCGGTCTTGCCGTAACCGTAGACCTTGACTCCTTCAGATTCCAGACCACGCACAACTACGGGCGAGAAGTAACGAGTGCGAACAAAAAGGCTCTTAGCGAGCTTCTTGGTCTCCTCATCATTGTTGTCGGTGCCGTCGCGCCATAGCTGTGAAGCAAAATCACAGATTGGACAAGATTCTCCAAAGTTGCGCTTTGGACACATAACTCCGCCCTTGTGCCCCTCAATGTTATAATGGAAAAATACCTCCTTTAGAGGATCTCCATCTGCTGATGGTACGATACGAATGTCGGTATCGCCTTCATCTGGCTTGAACCAGACACTGGTCTTATCGCTCCTTCCTTCTCCACGAAGTGCGGCGAGCTTCTTCCGCATAAGTTCCATATTGATTCCCATAATGTTCTCCTTGTGTGGGCTATAGTATGACGAGCGTTCCTCGCCATCTTAAGATAACACGCTGTCTAAGTCCTGTCAAGCGTATTTGTTTTGGGTGATGTTTGGAGCTTTCCCTTGCTCATTTGTAATGTAACTTGCTCAGCCTGCGCTGTCAAGTAGAAAACCTTGAATAAAATTTGTGTGTGCTACGCAGAAACCAAAATCGCTTTCGTAAGGTGACTCATAGATGGCATAAGTCACATTCTTAAATGCATTTCTTGGCTTGTTCTTGAGGCTTTGGACAACCTTCGAGTGAAGCTTACCGTCGGTCTCAAGACGATTACTTGCTATACATAAATAGTACGCTACGTCGCGATCTTCCTGCATTTCATAGTACCATTGTTCACTTAATTTGTCTACGGAGATTACGCCAATGGAGCGTATTTTCTGCACTTCTGATGGCTTTGAAAGGTTACCAACAAGAGGCTCTGTGTGATCAAATACATTTAGGTAATGTACAGCATAGTAGATACTTTTGTTGATGGTCTCAAAGTATTTTTTTATTGGGATCTCACCTATTGTTTTCTCAATCGCCGGGTTGGAGAAGATGGTGAAACTGTTGAACAATCCTGAGCGTGCATACTCCTGTAAGATACCGAATATTGCACGCTCTTGTAGTCTCACTTCTCCGATCAGGAGGTCTACATCTGGCTTGATGTAGAAAATGTCTATCTTCCTGTCCCTTATCTGCTCTAATATTGCTAATGTATAGTTCGCAGAGAACGATGAGCCACAAAGGAACACCTGTACTCTATCTTGTATTGCTTCTTTCGTCTTATAAGATGATAGTTTGGGTGCCTCTCCCTCACAATCCTCCGGTTTTGCTACTTTTGGTAACTTCCGTGTGTATTTTGTGTTGTCTCTTCCTTCTGAGAACAAAAAACAATTATATTCTTTGTGGTCTTCAAACAACGACACCACATTGCAACCAGCATCGCCTATGCCTATCAGCGATATCATAGCTTCAACTCCTTTAACTCTCCGTAATTCTTACCTGCCTTAACATTTGCTCTGAACGAGCCGAGTTTGTTATTTTGGAACACCTCCTTAAGCTCAGGGATCTTATATCTGTCTCCCTCCGTAATGTCAAGAACTATTTCATCGTGTACAATAAAAGCAACTTTAGAATTACTGTTCTTAAGCACCTTATCAAGCGCAACAGCACGATCAATTGTTAGATCAGATGTGGTGCTCTGGATCACATAGTTGAATGCCCTTCGTTGATCAACTTTAATTGATCTACCAAATGATGTTGAGACACGCTCACCATCATAATGTTTATTCAAGACGTGTTTGCGACTATAAATGGACTCATTAAGGCTGTTGTCTTGAGGATTATAGAAGGAAGAAAAGAATCTAACTTTTGCTTCCTCACGATCTATTGGAGAACCACCATAAAGATGGGTCATATTCCAAAGATGAATATCCTCCGCTGGTTGGTCGTGTCCCGACAGTGCTAGAAATGTTCGGATTTCAGCGCCATTATAATCAAGTGATACAAACCAGTCATTTGTTGGCTTTATTAATGAACGGTGTTTTGATTTCATTGTGAGTATTGGATTTGAACCCTTCTGAGTTGTCAGTCGCCCTGTAACAGTGCCAAAAAGATTATAGTCAATATAGTGTGACTTATTTTTTACAATTGATTTGATTTCATCTCGGTCGGCTGTAGAGGTCATCAGATTTCGACAGCTATCCAGATTAATATTTAATTTCTGATATCTAATTTTGTGCAATAATTTATAAGCTTGGTCAAGATAATTATAGTTTTCTGGCTTTGAATAATTTTCAAAAACATGTTCTGTAATCTTATTACGAACTTCGCAAAATTCCATAAGAAAGTCTGAAGGAACAAGGTCAAAAAAGCAATTATCTTTTAGATTAATTTTTGCAATCTCAAATGACTTCAAATATGCTCTAAAAGTTTTTTGAACTTCTGCAAGTTCATTCTTCAAACTATCAGGGCAAGCTTGCTCAAGATTTTTTCCCCCTGTATATAGCCAAGCATACTGGACTGCATCATCTTGAACAGAACCTGTGTATTTCCACGTCTTAGTTAAATCATTAGGGATAAAATCAAAATGCAGGCTGCCATTAACGTAAACACCAACACATTCTGATTTGTCATCAAGTGTTTGAAATATCATCTGCCCTCTGGACTCGTTGTGCCTTATTAATATAACTTAACGATCCTCTGTAGTCAAATGGTTGGTTGATGTATAATTCAAAATTTTGTAAAGCAGTTTTGTTATTGACCGCTCTCGCTATTTGTAAACAGTCTTTAATAATTTTATCTCTTTCTGATAAATTAAAAGTATTTTCTTCCTCTAAGAATCTAAGATTGAAATAAAAATTTAAAAAATATTCATTATTATATTTTTGTTGTAAAGTTTGTAAAGTATATTGTTCTGTTTGGATAACTTTTGTGCCACACTCATCATTCAATATGATACTTCTTGGTACTACTTCATTATAAAGTTGTAATAATTCAGATGTCAGTGAATTAAAATAAGAATTGTGTGT